AAATGGATGCGTTGATGGGGCTTGCACTGTTTGGCGCAGGCATGACGGCGGGCGGCGGCTTGATCGTCAGCTACTATAAATCGCTCAAGGGCGTACAGGACAGCGAGCGCAAAATTGCGGCGCGGAACATGGACGAGGCGCGGCGTTATAACGAAGCGATGCGCCTTGAGCTGGACAACAAGACGGACTGCCTGAACCGCCTTGAATTGAAACGGCAGATGGAAGCGAGCTGGTGCGACGGATACGAAGCCGGGATGCGCGAAGGTATGCGCGGCGTAACGGTCGGCGATGTGGTGACATTTACCCGCCTGCGCAGAGCGCGGGACAATCGGGCATCCAACGAGTAAGCAAGGAGGAAACACAGATGGAAGCAAGAGAGATTATGGCACGGCGCGCGCCGTCGCTGGAAGAACGCATTAACGCCCTGCGGGATAAGGGTGTGGTCATCGGCGGGACGACCTACCGCTACAACTTCGCGCAGATCAGCGCGGCGACTGGAGTAAGCCGCAGCATGATTAGCATGTTCGCCAACGGCAACATCCGCATCAAGCCGGAGCAGCAGAAGATTCTGGAGGATTGGGTCAGCGACATCGAGCGTCAGGCGCAGGCAGAAGCCATCGAAACGGGCGCGGCTGAGGAAACGCCCGCTCCCGCGCCGCAGACCTTCAAGCGCAGTATCGAGCTGTACCAGACCCACGAGTTCACCGAGGCGCTTGGCTTGTTGGAATGGACGCGGGACAATCGGAAGATGTGCGTCATGGTCGGATATCCGGGCATCGGCAAAACGACGGTCATCCGCGAGTTCGCCAAGCGCGTGCCGGATGTGCATGTCATCGTCTGCCGCTCTACGATGCGGATGCGCGACCTGCTGGACAGCATCGCGGAGAGCATCGGCGTGAGCGCCAGCGGGAGCAACGACGAGCGGGTGCGCCGCATCCAGCGCGAGCTGGCGGCGAACCGCGACACGATGCTGATTTTCGACGAGGCGGATCACCTGTACGGCTGGGATGTGAAGAAATTCGAGATTATCCGCCAGCTCTGGGACGAAACGAACACGCCTATCGTGCTGGTCGGACCGCCGAGGCTGGAGGAAATCCTGACCCACGGCAGCGGGCGGTCGAATCTGTCCCAGCTTTACCGGCGCAAATACGAAATCAAGCTGACCGGCATCAAGCCCGACGAAGTGAGCGCCATCCTTGCGCAGTATGACGTGGAGCCGCGCGTGGCGGCGGAGCTGACGCTGATCGCGACCGATACCAGACACGGCGGCATGGGCAACTTCATCGAAATCTTTGGCATGTGCCTTGAAGCGGCAGCGGGCGGCACGGTCACGCAGGAGATTCTCGCGGGCGCGAAGTGCTACAAATTGCAGGCCTAAGAAGGGGGTGTAAGGATGTTGACGGTCAAGCAAAACGGCGGGCCGCTCATCGTCCGCGACAGCGACGGGGGCCTGGTGGGCAAGCTCAACGCCGTAGCGGCGGCGAAGGATTGGCTCAAGCTGGGAGCCGCCGAGTTTTACAAGAAATACGGCTTCCGCTTCCAGCCGCGAGGCAGTACGCTGGCAGAAGCGACGAGGCAGATGGAACAATGAACGACAGACCGCCAGACCCGGCTTATCGCAAGATAAGCTATGACCCGTGCAAGCCGGGTGCGCCTCCCGCGTGGAGGCGCGGCGCTTATGGTCAAGGAGGTGAACATGGATACATCGAGCACAATCAAGCGTCTGCTGGGCGAGTATGAGAAGATCCGAACGGAGAACCAGCGGGAAGGACAGCGACGCGAGCGGGAAATCCGTCAAGGCTTCCCGACTATCGCGGTGCTGCTGGACGAACGGCGCGACCGTCTGACCGGCTCCATCCGCGCGGCGCTGCAAGGGCGCGCCGTGGACGCGGAGAACCTGCAAACCGGAATGCGAGAGCTGAACGGCAGGATTCGCGCCGAGCTGACGAAAGCCGGATACCCGGAGGATTATTTGCAGCCCATCTACCGCTGCCCGATCTGCCGGGATACCGGGTATGTCGGCGAACCGGTACATGAGCTTTGCGCCTGCATGAAGCAGCGCATCATGGACGCGGAGAACGCCGGAGAACACAAGGGCGGACTGGGCAGGCACAGCTTTGCGCAGTTCGACCTGAATGTTTTCCCGGATATTCCGATTCCCGGCGAAAAGCGCAGCCAGCGCGACCACATGCGGCTGATCCTGCGGGCGGCGCAGAGATACGCGGAGGATTTCCCGGACAACGAAAAGCCGAATCTGATTTTCTTCGGCGCGGCGGGGCTGGGCAAGACCTTCGTTGCCGACTGCATTGCGCAGCGCATCATGGAACGCGCCTATCTGGTGCGCCGGGTGACGGCGTACAGGCTCTGCGAAATCATGCGTAAGAATCAGTTCGACGGCAGCGAAGCGCGCGCCGTGGAGGGCGTGATGGACTGCGACCTGCTTTTTATTGATGACTTGGGAACGGAGCCGCAGACGAAGAACACGAGCGGCTATCTGTTTCAGGTTATCAACGAGCGGAACATGAACGACCGACACACCATTATCAGCACAAACCTGAACCCGGAAAGGATGGAGGGCATGTACGAGCAGCGCGTCGCATCCCGATTGATGGACGTATCCCGCACGACGGCAATCCGCTTTTACGGGGAGGACTTACGACTTAGAAAGTGAGGCACAACATGGCAAGAAGGAAAGTGATCTGCGCGCTCCAGCTGGAAAACTGGCAGCAGGCGGACGACGCACTGCGGCAGATTGGCGAGGACCGACGCGATTTGGCAGCCATCGAAACCGTGATGAACGAGCGCATCGCCGATGCCAAGGCGGACGCGGAAGCGAAGGGCAGACCCATCAAGGATCACATTGCGATGCTTGAACAGGCGCTGCGCGAGTTCGCGATGCTGCACCGGGCAGACCTCGGCAAAGCCAAGAGCCGGACGCTCACGTTTGGCAAGGTCGGGTTTAGGCAGAGCACCCGCCTGACCCTGCCGCGCGGCGTAGAGAAGGTCAAGACCATCATCGAAGAACTGCTGCGGCGAGGAATGAAGGAGTGCGTGGTCTACCCGGAGCCGAAGATCGACAAGGACGCGCTGAAAAAATACAGCGCGGGCGAGATTGCCGAGGTCGGCGCGAAGCTGGAGGTCGAGGATGTTTTCGGCTATGACGTGGATGAAGAAGCGCTGGGGCAGCAATAAGGAGGCGGCGAGTATGGCGTTGAAAGTAACGAGTGCCCAGCTTAAAGCCATCTTCGCGTTGGGCCGAAAGCTGGGGATGGACATGGAGGATCTGCACGGTATGGCGTACCGCATCAGCGGCACGGACAGCCTGCGCACCCTGTCCGGCAGGGAAGCCGGGCGGATGATTGAGGAGCTGAAAACGCGCTGCGGTCAACCTGCAATCAAGGTGGGCGGCGGCGCGGGGCGGGCGACGGAAGCCCAGCAGCGGAAGATATTCCGGCTGACCTGCGAATTGGGCTGGAACGACCAGCCGGAACGACTGCGCGGGTATATCCGGCGCATGTGCAAGGCGGACGACGTGCGATTCCTGACTCCGCAGCAGGCGAGCGTCGTCATCGACGGGCTAACTGCGATGCGCGACGGCGACCGGGCGGAGCGAAAGGCGTAAAGGAGGGAGGCGGATGATTCCAAGCTGGGCGCACGACGTGAAGCCGGAGGACATTACAAACGCGACGATGCTCGATCTGGCGGAGCTGCTGGGAACGGAGAACATGCTGACACTGGTCGAATCATACAGCGGCATGATTATCTATGTTCCCAAGCTGGACAGCCTGCTGCGAAACATCCGCGACCGCCGCATCCGACAGGAATATGACGGGACAAATACGCGGGCACTGGCGCTCAAATATGATGTCAGCGAAAGCTGGGTCAAACGCATCGCGTCGATTGACGAACGCGGAGAAATCCGAGGGCAGACCAGCCTTTTTGACGGCTGAACCCCAAAATCTCTAACACGTGCGTGTAATAAGTACGTCAAAGGACTGGCGCAGAAAACTATGCTACAATGGCTGCAACCGAAAGGCTGCGGCTTTTTTGATTGGGGTGGAAAGAGTGGAGGAATATGTTTTCTGGGCGGTTACGGGAGCCATCGGTTTGCTGATTAGTGCGCTCACGTTTTTCGTCAAACGCGGGATGGATAAGAAGGACGCACGGGACAAGGAACAGGATAAGCGTATCACCGAGGTGGAGGATAAGCTGAACAACGCGATTAACCAGATGCCGTTCCTGTATACGCTGCGCGAGGACTTCATCCGCTCGAACGCACAGCAGAACCAGAAGCTGGACCAGATTATTACACTGCTCATGGAAAAGGAGGGAAGGTAAGATGGATAAGATGGCAATCGCCAGACGTAAGTGTGCGCGCGGCGCGGTGCTGACGCTGCTGTTCGGGAACCCGCGCGCGGCAGTCATGCAGAGGACGCTGGAATACGCACTCATGCAGGACGATCCGCAGGCGGCGAACGAGATCGGCTCGCACATTTACTATCTGGCGGATAAGGGCTATGTCAAATGCTATTTGGGCGACGAGGTTCTCAGCCTCGTACAGGACCCGCCGAGGGAGGCGCTCGTCCGCCTGACCGCTAAGGGCATTGACCTGATGGAAGGCACGCTCGACGACGAGGGCGTGGCTTTCGGCGACCCGATGCGCCAGTAAGAGATGGGACGCAAGCGGGAGCGCACGCGGATCGTCAGCCGCATGGACGAGCTGCCGGACGACATCCGTGTTCAGGTAGAAAGTATGCTGCTGGATAAGACTGTCAGCTACAAGGAGATTGCGGACTGGGCGACGGACAGCGGCTACCCCATCAGCAAAAGCGCCATCGGGCGATACGCCCAGCGCACAGGGCGGGCAGCGATGCGGCTGCAATACGCCCGCGAAAACGCGAACGCGATTATTACGGCGATGCAGGAACATCGGGGGCTTGAGCTTTCCGACGCGGCGAACGCGCTGGTCATGGACAACCTGATTCAGGTGCTTTCCGATGCGTCGGCAGAGGATTATGGGGAAATCCCCCTGCCCAAGCTGATCGAGCTGGTGCTCAAGAACCAGCGCAACGCCGTCTATAAAGAGCGCATGGTGCGTGCCTACGCGAAGGACGTGGAAACCGTGCGTCGTGCGCTGATGGCGGAGCTGACCGAGCAGGTGCGGCATAACCCGGAACTGCTGGGGCAGCTTGAAAAAGCCAGCCTGACGGCGGCGGAAAAGGTGGTGGAAGCCAGTGAAACGTGAATACAGAGATCATCAGGGGCGCGAGTGGTTCGCACTGCATGTGCGCACCGGCGAGGAGCGCGGCGTGGCACTGGCGGTCTACGGACTGGGCGACGCGGACAGCCTGCTGCCGGTCGAGCATTACACGACACGCGGACAGGAGCGCGAGCGCATCCTCATGCCGGGCTATGTGTTCGTCGGCTGCGTTATGAACGCCGACATGTGGCAGAGGCTGCGGCATTTGCGCGGCGTGCTGCGCATCCTCGGCGAACCTTACGAGGCAATCCCGGAGGAGCAGATGATGGCGGTCATGGCGCTATACTGGCACGGCGTACAGGGGACGCAGGTAGTCCGGCAAAACGGCGTGACCGAAGTGGTCGGCGGACCGCTGCTGGAAGTGACGCATACGATCACCTGCGCAGACGCGAGGCAGGGCGTGATTACGGTCGCGCTTGACCTGCCGGGCGGCATGCGCGAAGTGACGATGCACGCGGTATTTGAACAAACGGACGATAAGCAGGGCTGAAAGGCGGCGGGTCGAGGATTCCCCACACCGGAAAGCCCGAACAGACGGGTCGGACGGTACTCCGACAAAGCCAGCCAGCCTCGATTCGAGAGCCGGAGGGCGAAGCTATGCCCGAAATTCTTCGGGCTTCATCCGCCAAAGCGGGGCATGACCCGCGCGGCGGTCTGGAAAACCTCCTTTTTTTTCGGTCCCTCCCGCCGAAGGCGTGAGGGGCTGCGCTTGCCATTGCGAGCAATGGCTGCGCTTGTCAGCCTGTGGCTGACCTTACACATGGCAGTACGCAGGACGCGGCGTACTGCCTCTTTTCTTTGCCAAATATCGGTCGCGTGCGCTTAAACGGCAATGTGCGCGGACGTTTGGCGGAGGTGAAAACAGGCTCAGCCCGTGCGCGCGTTCAATGTCACAAAACGAAAGGCGGTGAGAAGATGGCGAAGCGGGAAAACGTTCTGGAGAAGCTGATTGGCAAGACCAAGCGCCCGGAAGGGGAGCTGGAAGCCATCGATCGCCGTCTGCATGAGAATACCGCGCGGTGCTTTGACGGGGTTCTAAGACTTTTGCTCGACAACACCGGCGAATATACCAAGGCGCTATTGGGCGGCGGACGCGGCAGCATGAAGTCCTCGACGGCAAGCCTCGGCATCAGCGCGGGACTGGAGCATGACGAGAACGCCTGCGCGCTGGTGCTGCGCAAGGTTGGAGATACATTGCGCGGCAGTGTCTTTGAGCAGATGCAGTGGGCGATTGACGTGCTGGGGCTGGGCGAACACTGGAGAGTGACCGTCAGCCCGATGGAGATCGTCAACGAGCGGACGGGGCAAAAGATTGTTTTCAAGGGCTTGGACGAGCCGAAGAAAATCAAATCCATCAAGCTGCCGTTCGGGAAATATTTCAAATATGTCTGGTTTGAAGAACTCGACGAGTTTGCAGGCGAGGGCGAAATTGAGAACGTGCTGGATTCCGCGATTCGCGGCGGCAAGGCTGCGCTCTGCGTCTGCACCTATAACCCGCCGAAAAGCGCAAATAACTGGGTGAACAAGTGGGCAATAGACCCCGGCAAGAGCGTTTTTGTTCATCACAGCGACTATACGATGGTCCCTGCCGCATGGCTCGGACCGACATTCATCAAGCGCGCGGAGGAGCTGAAAGTGCGCAACCCGCGCGCATATGAGCATACCTATCTGGGCATTGCGACCGGCGAGGGCGGCGCGGTATTCAAGGCGCTGCGCATCAAGCCGATTGTCAAGGAGGACCGGCTGCGGTTCGAGCTGAAGCCGAACATCGGCATGGACTTCGGCTATGTTGACCCGAACGCCATCGAAAAGACCTACTACGAGGCGGGCGAGCTGCGGACGCTGTACATCTATGAGGAAGTCTATCAAAACGAGATGACGACCAAGCAGATCGCGGCGGCATGTAAGAAGATTGCGCGCCACGGCGAGCTGATCCGCGCGGATAACGCGGCAAAGCAGGTCATCGTCGATTTGCGAACGGACTACGGCATCAACATTACCGGCGTAACGAAGGGCAAGAATTCGCGGCAGGCGGGTTATGACTGGCTGCGCGACCTCGACCAGATCGTCATCGACCCGATAACATGTCCGAATGCGGCACGCGAGTTTGCCGCGTATGAGTACGCGCGGGACAAGAGCGGCACGCTGGTCGAGCGATACCCGGATGGCGATGACCACAGCATCGACGCGGTGGCGTATGGCAACCGTGAGCATATTTACAGGAGCAGGCGCACGAGCAACGTGAGCGGAAAGGGGGCGAGACGCTGATGCAGCCTTATCAACTTAACAGCACAGACTGGATCAAGCAGGAACTTGCCGGACTGCTCGGCGAGCAGGTGACGCGGGATATCAACGATATTATCCGGCTTTACAGCCTGTACGACGGCGACGGGCAGAGATGGCAGGTCGAAACCAAGGGGCTGGATTACACGCCGACCGTCAAGGTGACGAACATCATCGCGGAGCTGATCGGCAAGGAAGCACGCTATATGATGGGCGTGGAGCCTGAGCTGCACATCGTCCCCAAGGAAAAGGACAATCAGGCGGCGCAGGCGAACGCAGACGTCATCGGCAGTTGGCTGACCGCGCTGCTGGAAGAGCAGAAGTGGAGCAAGAAGCTGCTGGATGCGGCGAAGGACTGCTTCATCGGCAAGCGCGTTGCGCTCAAGCTCACGGGCAAGCGCGGCGGCAG